TTGTCAGCCTAAATTACTTATTTTCCTCAGAGTTAGGGCTATCTTCTTGCTCACCTGAAACGTCACGTGGGGCAAGTTTTGTGCCGTACGCTTGAGTAACTAACTCGGTTTGCATCTGTGCTAACGTCTGCTCTTCAAATGGTGTGATAACTCCAGGTTGCCCAAGAGGTCCAGGACCAATCCCATCCCCAGGAGCTGCTCCAGGAGGTAAGGTTCCATCCGGCATCATACCAGTTAAAGAAGTAATAGCTGAGTTGATCTGTTGTTTGATGAGGTTAAGCGCACCATCAGACTTAGCATCGGCAATAAGCTCTGCTCTGATCTCTTCCAGCTTTTCATGTGGAAATTCTTCGCCAAGTTGGCGAAGCGCACCTTCACGGCTCTCTAGCTGCAAATTCATTTTTTGTTGAATTTCATTCAGCACGATGAGCTTATCTAGTGGCAAAGGGGGTGGGAAATGAACTACTGATTGGTAGCTGATAGGATCCATTAGGTCTAGTTGAGGAAGTTGACCCGCTTTGATATTTCCATTAACTTCTGGGTTATATGTAAATACTTCTGGTTCTTTAAATGCAAGTGTAAGAAGAACAAGCTCATTGATACGTTGAATTCCTTCTCCGTATTGAATTGTCTTCTGTTGGTAACGTGCCATCAATGGCTGGTACTGAATAGCTAAAGCTACGCCAGAGGTATTAGAAATAGGTTGAACTTGTCCTAAAGCTGACTCAGGTACACCAACCATTTCATGCATTGATACCTTGATCGTTTTAAGGTACTCCAGAGCCCCCTGGAGGCCCTGTCCGCCGCCTTCTAGGTTGAATACCTGTGCTTCCTTAGGTAAGCCTCCCCAGACCTTCTTAGGGCCCTTCTCGAGGCTTGAAGCCTTAGCACCTGTAATAACAGTAACTGGTGCCGCATGGTAGTTAACAATGTCTGCAACATCGGTTGCAACCTCGTTATAGTTACGATTAAGGGCAATGATGTCGTGGCAATCTGAAAGTCCCCATGGGGATCCAGAAATGCGCACATTAGGAATATGGATAACTGGCACTACGCCAATTGGGTTTACTCGTGAGTCAATAAGCTCGTCATTGATATATTCTTCAATGCGGTCATCAGTCAAAATTTCAGTGTATGTGTAGACCATACGTGTGCCCTCTACAGAAGTACCCCAGAAACGATACTTCAGCTTAAAACGAATTAGGCGTGAGCGATCGTGTGGGTGGAACTCTGGAAAACAAAAAGAAGAGTTAAGTGGTAGTACGCGTACACGCCCTGCGTGTGGTCGACCTACTGAGTCTACAAAGCCCTCTTCGTACGCAACCTTAACAAAACAGTCACCGGATACCCCGCCTTGCTGGCCCATTTCCCAAAGAGTGCCGTGCTTATCGTTATCAATTTCCCACACACGCTTTAATACGTCTGGGACCACTGCCTCAGTGGACAGTGGGCTTCTGAATTGTGCGCCACGATTAAATGTAAAGTTACAAATAAAATCTGTAAATGCCCGGTAATAATTAAATACTAACTGTGCTTCGCCAATTTCACGGCGGTAAGACCAGTGGTGACCTAGGTACATAGCCCAGTTCATAGAGTAACGGTTTAGACGTGGACCGTGTACTTCAAATTCTTCATCAGCAAGTTCCACTAAACCTAGTGGTGAAATGGAGATGGTTAAGTCAGACGACGCCGCCCTATAACTGGGAGGAGAAAAATCCATACCACCGCTCATTGATTACATCCTGACTTCATAGTTGCCCCCAACTTAAACTACTAGGTTTCGTTTTTTCATTTCACGCTTATGCTCTTGCTTTTTGCGTTTTTCTTTATCTAAAGCTTCTTGCTTGTAATCCCTTTTCTTAGGATCAACTTGCTTAATAGAATCAACGTATCCTCCGCCACTGCGTGCATACTCTGCTGATAACCATTTTGCTGCTTGATAGCTTAATCCCTTTGTTCTTTGTGAAGGATACTTTGCACGCGCTGTTCTACTGAGAGTGTTGTACATCTCTGGATCGCTAGGCTGTGCCATGATCTACCCTTCTAGTAGGTCTCCAGCTCTGGAGAAAGGGTAACAGAGCTGGAGACCAGTATATTCTAGCGTACTTTTAGTCAAGCACTGAAGCGGGGTTCATGCGGCTATAACGACCACCTGAACGAACTACTTCTTCAATTACAATCTCAGAATGATCTCCGAAGTTGCCTTGAGCAAACTCATTTAGGTAAGTTGGTGCTTCTACCCATGCTGCTGAGCCTACGTGTGCGCGTTGCTGCATAGTTTCATCAGCATACTTCTCCATAACGTTTAGGTTATGGTTTGGACGACCTTCTGGAGTGTCATACCCCTGGTCTAGTCCAACTTGAAAATCATTTGGGACATCTGTATCTGTTGCAACGCCCTCTTCAAAACGAAGTGGACCGCGAAGTCCTGGTGTTGCAGGTGTCATCTTGCGTTCGTAAGTTGCGCCAACCTTCTCAGGGAACTGAGGTGTTGGTGCGATATTTTCTACTGCCATGTTTTGCTTCTCCTATAGGATTAGGGATTGAGGGTCCTCACGGATAATTCTCGCTTTTATTTAGTCATTTGTCGGCCTAAAGTATATTTTTTAAAAGAACGGACTAGCTGAAACCTCCACTGTAGGCATAACCATTTCCTGGGTTAAAGAGCACGCCAGGGCTAAGGAATCCACAAAATCGTCGTGTGCATGGGCCTCATCAGGGGCGGCCACTGTAAAGTTTGGACCCTTGTATTTTACTTCAGCATCTGTCATCTGCTGATAGAACTTTTTCCAAAGACGTAGTCTACGAGTTTTAGCGTGAGCCGGCCAAGATACCATCTGTCGTTGAATAAGCGCCTGTAAGTGCTTCCAACGCCTAGATTGTTCTGATGGACTTGAAGTAACTGAAATAACTTCAGATCTAGGTATTAATACTTTTAGGCGTCCGGCCACTGCATCGCCCACACCATTGGCATCTACACCAATAGCTAGTACGTCGTAGTTAGATAAAAACTGTTGTATTTGGAAATATTGTTCTTCCCAATCATCTCCTTGAATCTCAAGCCAGTTTAAAACACGATGGTCATAATAGCCAAACTCATCTGGACGATCCCAATCAACCCACACAACAGTAACAACCGTAGAATCCATTTTTCTAGCTGGGTCAACACCAACAACGACTGGAGACCTATGCCAGCTTTTAACAAGTTCTTGGGAAGTATCGCCCAAATCATCCATAATCGAAGAAGTGACGAACATACCTCTTTCCAAAAGCCACTTACAGTTGTACGAAAGTTGGAATTCATCAGAATCTTCTCCAATTCTTAGCATCTCTTTTTTAATAAACTTTTCATAATTAGCCTGAACTTTAGCTACGTCTTTCCAATCCCATTGGAAATGGTTTTGCTTAACGTTTCTACCACCAGCAACTCTACGTTTGTTGAGCTGGATTGCTCGGTAGAAGTTATTTTTGTGTGTGGTGGGTGTTCCTGTCTTTACCATAGTAGCGTTGTAGTACGCACCCATAGGAGCAATAGACTTAGAGACTACGAAGTCATCTGCTTCCTGGCACTCATCGATGATGATAAGGTGGAAAGACTTAGATTCAATCTTTGCGCGAGGGTTTGCGGTCATCATCATTAGGGTAGAACCAGATTTTTTAAGCTTAATGTTTCTAGTTACGCCCGGATTTTTAGCAGGCATGTCGTCAAGCTCTGGATCTCCAAACAGTTCCATAGCACGCTCAGAAGTAAGGCGGGACACTGTTCTTGCGTACAATGTTTCTACCTGGTTTTGAACTGGGGCAAACATGCCCACCCAAATACCGTCACCAAACTTACCCAATAGGTCAGGGTACATGCGAGCTAGGCGTGGAAGGATAACCATAAGTGTGGCCACTGTATTGGCAATGGTCTCTGACTTTCCTGACTGACGTGAGGCAAGGGCCGTGATCTCTTCACCATCGTTAATAATAATGGATTCAATAATTCTACGTGCGAGGGGTTTTTGGTAAGGGTGAAGCTCATGGCCAACAAGCATCTCCATGAACTGCATAATCTTATCTATGAGGGCTCTTACAAACTCTTTTGATAGTTCATCTAGCTCGTCTTCATCCTCATCCTCAGGTAGCGGGCCACTGCCTTCGTCCATGTATTCTAAGTCTAATTTGTCAAGATCTTCTTCTTCATTCACTTTAAAGTTCTTTCTGTAAGTGCGTTCATAATTGCATGCAGGGCCTCTGCCCCCATGCGGGCTTCTTCCAGAGAGTACTTGTCTTGGCTTTTCTGCCAGGCAGACACATTTCTACCAACAGAGTAAAGAACTTGATCTGTCCAAGTAAGTAGCTCTGCTGTAGAAAGAGTAGATACTCTTTTTTCAACTTTAGTCTTTGTTTTTGTTTCTGTTTTTTTCTTAAATATCATTTTCCGCCCCATCTCTAATAAGATCCCAATCAACTTCATCTTGCTTTAGTGGTCTTCCGGCCACTGCATTAGTCAATGCTTGACTCTCGGTATACGATTTAATCCACTTACCTACAACCAAAGATTTTCTTGTAAATGGAAATCTTATACATATTCCAGTACCAAAGCGGTAAGGCTCATCAATTTCTTGAGTGTTTGCTTTTTCTACCAGAACTGGTGGTTTTACTGGATAGGTCATAGGATGCCAGTAGAACTTACCTACATCACGTGTTTTGGCCACTGTCTTCCTCCGCCTCCGGGCAAACATGGTTTGGAATTTCTTGTTCTAATACTAGCATAGAACAGACAGAACACTTGAACAGCTTTGGAGCAGTAAAGTTATTCTGAGCTGTACCGCCAATCGGTACCTCTGAATCAATTGATGTGTAGTCAGAGATAATCTCTGTAGCCATAAAAAGCTCAGGAGGGAATGGTCCACGAGCTGAATACGATGATGAGGGGACTGGGTGCCCCTGCTTTGTTATTACCCTCGTTACTCTCATTATTCAGCTGACTTAGCTGGTGCCGCAGATTTTTTCTTTTTTGCTGCCTTAGGTTGTTCTACCACAACTTCTTCAATAACTGGTTCTTCAATAAGTTTAACATTGTAGGGAAGTCTATTTTTATGGTAAAACTTAGGGAGATGTTCGTCACAGAAGGTTTGTGTTGGCGTACCTAAATTTTCTACAATATAGGTGGCTTCATGCATGCAATTTACGCATAATGTCATATTTATGGTCCTTTCGAAGGTCTTATCATATCTTATATCTTGTTCCGTGTTGCATCAACCCTGTATTTACTGGTAAGATTGTATATAGAGGGTCAAACCTCAACACTAACTACGTAACAAAAGAGTTGCAACTAGCTTGGCAGACAGACGCCAGGCTACCCTAGACTGGGTGACAGGCAGTCAAAGGTTCGGGTTGGCTTTCTAGCCTAGGAGATAGTGTGATTATTAATGAAGAAACAATTGTAAAAATAAAGGTTACTTTGATGGCAGTGATGCTACTCACAGTTACAACAAACCAGGCCTATGCGGTCTACAATCGGGTTGATACGCCCACTGTGATCACTACTGCGGTAGTTGATCCTCTAGATAAGTATCGGGGAGCTACAGAGCTCAGCTCCACAGAACTAGCAGATCTACTAGAACTAGTTGGATTTAAGGGAAATTCCCTTAAGACAGCTTGGGCAGTAGTTATGCGGGAATCTCGTGGACACCCAACATCACATAATAAAACATCCTCAACCGGTGACAACTCTTATGGCCTATTCCAGATCAATATGCTGGGATACCTTGGAGAAGACCGAAGAGAAAAATTTGGTATTAAATCTAATGCTGAACTCTTTGACCCAGTAACCAATGCCCAAGCCGCTTTCTACATGACTAGTCGTGGAAAAAACTTTGGGTCCTGGGGATTAGGACCAGATGCATACGATGGAACGGCTTCTGAAACAGCGGTAACGGTGTGGATAAAAGACTTTCCTAAGTAAATAGAAAAGGCCCCGTAACTGGGGCCTTTTTTATTACTTCTTCCCAGCTCTACGCCTGTTTTCTTTACCTACGTTTTTAGAATGGCTCATAGCCTGTAGGTTAGACATCTTGTCGTGACCCTTACGGCCACCATTGTCTTTGTGATCTACATCCGTATCCTTAGATAACTTTCCGTGCTTGTCTTCATAATCTGCACGAGCTTTGTTCTTAGAAGTGGTGTGCCATTTGCCATCCTTACCCTTTGTCTTATAGACATAGATAGGACGACCACCGTTTTCTTTAGATCCCTTATAAGGTCCAAACTTCTTTGTTTCAGCCATTAACAATCCCACTTTCTAAGTGCAAGGGCTTTACGTGTAGGCTTACCGTTTTTTTCCATAGGACCATCTACACCACCCATGCGTGCGCAGAAAGATTTACGTCGCGCTGCAGACTTAGGTGACTTCTTTGCTTCTTTAGCTGACACAGGTGGCTTAAGATTATGCCCCTGTGCCTTTGCTGATGCACGGCCCTTAGCGTTTAATCCACCTTCTGGGTTCTTGCCTTCTTTACGTTGCCATGCTGGTGATTTAGCCATTAGTGCTCCTCATGTTCTGACCTAAGCTTACCACAATCTCTACAGGTAAAACGATCGCTATCTTCTAGGGATCCTTGGTCTTGCAAAGTATTTTCGTGCGTATGTACTTGTTTATAGCTAGAAAGCGTAACACCATAAGAAGTAGATGCGTTTACTACATCTGGGTGGTTCCACGGACGTGCTGACTTAGAGCTTCTATCAGAGACAGACATACGGATGCGTGGTGATCCGTTTCCGCTTCTGGAACCAAAGTAAAGTTCTTTACGGTTGCGACCCATTACGTACTAGATTCTCCGCTAGCACCACGACCATATCTTTGTGTAGTAATGGCGTTATCGCCACCTTGGTCAGGTTCTAAGCCATGAGCCCAATCAGCGTACTCATGGGCGTTATACCGTAAGTTTTTTGGTAAAAGTACACGGTCAGGCTTAGCAATGAATGCATCATTCCTAGCCATAGTTACTCTTCGACTTTTGTAAACTTAGGCTTAGTTCCTGGTAGAACTCCAGCATTAGCGGCTAGCTCATAAGCTTCGTCACCGTCAATGTGTCCACCGGCATGTGCGGCAGAGATGTCTTCTAAGCTTCCGTGTCCTAAGTGGAATTCAGGTTTTGGTCCAACCTTTGTTCTTTCTACAATATCTGAAGATTCAGATGGAGTATTACCGACTGAGAATACCTTAGTCTTAGAATCATCTGTTGTAGGGATTGCAGCCTTGCCTGCTTTTTCAGCAGTAGTAATTGAGCGTGTAGGTAGTTCGCCATCAGTAACAGGTGCCCCTGTTCCAACACGTCCTCGACGTGGTGTAGGAGGCATAAATGTTCCCGCAATCTTTGCGTGTTCGTCACGAGAAGCTTGAGATGCCTTTACTGAACATGCTCTACAGCCGTCTGCAATAGTTCCGGCCGCTTCATGTATATCGTGGGCGGCAGCTCGACGATACTGTTTCTTGTTTTCTCCGTAAAGTGGGTTTGGCACAGGATCGTTTTGTGACATAGGTACTTCAGAGAAATCTGGACCGGCAGGTAGAGGCTTTGGATCAAATCCTCCAGCACCCTTGATAGGTGCAGCTGGTTGCTTGTTAATTGCAAGACCATTTGCAGTAATTGCTGATTCTTTTCCTTTTATTAAGTTACGAAGAGTTGCTTGTGGTGACTCACCAGTTTGTAGGCCTTGTTCAATAATATCTGCATGGTGAATTGCATTTTCAGGAATATGGTGCTTTTCAAATACACGTCCCTCATGGGTATTGTATGGGTGATAGCCTTCATGTATATCATCACCTGTTAGGGGATGTTTTAATTCTCCATACTTAGTTGTACCGTCTTCATTTTCACCTACGGGTACAGAACCTTTAAATCCTACATGGCCGCCTTCTAAATCAAAACCTGGATGCTCAGGATGATCTGTTTGGCTGAAAGGGATAGCCTCACCATTAGATGCCCTGAACTTATCAGTCTTAATGTCAAGATTTCCTAGGCCAGCATTATAACGGTAACCTGTGCCAGGTTCTTTAGAATTTTCAAAGCGTTCACGATTTTGCATAAAGCTATATGCGGCTTCTTTACGGCTATCAGCTATATTTGCGTTGCCGCCAGCATACTTGTCCATATTTGCCTGTGCCTCTGCATCATCCCCAATTGCTGCTGTATGTCGAATATACGCATCACGAACGTGTGCACGTCCTTCAGGATGTTGATGGAAAGTTGGGCTGTTGTAAACTGATGGTGAAACTCCAGCCGCATCTGCGGAAAGTCGTGCTCGGAACATAACCTCAGGTGAGTGGGTCTGAAGTTTCTTTCCTGACGCTTCAAGCTTTTGATTTCGTGCAGCAGCCGTAGATAGATCGACTAGTTCTTGTTCTCTAGTTCTTCCATTTGTTGGGCGAGCAGAAATATTGTTAAAAGTTAACTGACGTGTTCCAGTTACAGCTGTACGATTGTTTCGTAACCTTCTGTCATCTGCAGCAAGTTGTGCGTCTGAGGCTTCTTCAGGCTTATTCATCAAACGTTCTGGAACTACATTAGAGTCATCTTTAACATTTTGTGGCTGTGGGCTAGGTTGAATCTTAACTCCAGGCATTTCTTCATATGACTCAGAAGATGTGTCGTTATCTACGTTTTCGTTAAAATATCCACCGGCAGGCACTGGATGGTACTTATCCACACCAGAACGAAGTTTAGCATGTCGCTTCTGCATTCTTGTAAAAGCTGCCTTACTTTCATCCCCAGATGCATATTCTGTATCTAAATGCTTTAAGCTTTCAGTTTCAATAGTGTTATTTACTGAGTCAGCGTATTTTTGGCGCTTCTCATGCTTAGCTTGAAGTTCAGGGCTCTTGTAGATTGGCTGGATGTTAAAGTTCTTTTTAGCAACCATGGTTGTGCTTGAAGGGCCTTCTTGATATTGAGGCTTTACATTTCCGTCTGCATCCAAAAGATCTTGTTGATCAAACGGAACTGTGCGACTATCTACTTTAGCAGCCTTAGGATTGCGCATACCCTTTTCAGAGCGTGTTTTTGTAACATCAGCTGCAGTAGCTGCTCTAAGATCTTCGTCTACATCTGTATCTACGTCATTTTTTCCAGCAATTGTAAAAGGTTCTTTTTCTACTACTGGTTTTACCTTATCAGTTACGGTTTCTTCTGCGCCGCCTTCTAGGCGAGCAGCATCTTTCTTTGTTGTTTGCTTAACTTTTCCTTCTTTTTTGCTTGCTTCGTAATTATCTACGTCTTT